AGAGGGCTTACGTTATTCCCAATGAGAACACGTCCCCCATTTGATTAAAAAAGCACGAAAAAATACTTGACAAATAACTGGTCGTGTGGTATTATAATTATGTAAACAAAGATAACGAATAAAATAAGGAGGAATAAAAAATGAATGAGAAATATAAGGAAGAGTATGAAATATTTAAACTAGACATTTCTATAGGTTTGTATGATAATGCAATCATAGCTATGTCAATTAATTTCGGTAGACTTTTAGCATTTTTAGAGTTATCTAATTTTACTGAAACGGAGCGGAGCGAAGAAGAGGAAAAAATTAGAGTATTATATCATGATTGGGAAAAAAGATATTATTTAAAGGAGGAAAAATAAATGATTAAATACAGACTTCATAATATCACCAATTTTGGTGTAGAAATCCACGACTTCTACACCGAAAATTCACTAAATAACTACATAGCCTTATTTGTAGACCCTCCATATTGGGTTGAAAATTTAGAAACACATGAAAATGTGTATACAGGTTTTGACGGTCATACCGAAACACATTTATTTAATGAAAATACGGCAGTAGTTATGCCAAATAAACTAGGCGATTTAAATGATTCATGTGAAACATTGCACGAGACGGAAATAGACTGGATAAAAAGATATGTATCAACAGAAGAAAAAGAACCATACACCAAATTAGAAAAAATATCCTCTTTCTTAGTAATCTTATCAGTCATAATAATGGCAACCTTTTTGCTATATATTTTCTTATCTTTTGTATCATTTATAGCAGAGCACTTTTCAGAGTTCACATGGGAAGTATTTAACATTTTATAAGGAGGTAGAAATATGGCAAAATTAACTAATCAATTATTACGATATAAAGTAATGTTCACAAAAGGAGGAACAGGTGGTTACACAGCACGTGTCATGATACCAAAAGAAGCAATACGAGATTTAGACATTCATCCCGGGGATAGCATTGAATATACTCGTGTTCCGCATGGTTTATTATTAAGAAAGGTACAAAAGGAGAGTGACTAAAAGATGGCAAATAAGCGTATTAAAAAGAAGCAAACAAAAGCGTCTATCTTGAAACAGCAATATACTAAAGAATATAATAAGTATTTAGCTCGTGTCAGAAATCAGCAAAAACAAGGTGTACAGGTAGAGAGAATTAAGCGAGTGAAAAAACCTACTCAAGCTTCTATCGAAAGGCTGAAAAAACAGACAGCTAAAGAGATACGCGAGAGAGCGTCAGTTGTAAATATGCTTACAGGTGAAATAATAACGTCTAAGGAATACGGACGTAAACATACACTTGAAATAAATAGAGTTTTTACGAAATTAACACCACAGGAGCAGGAATATGCTAGATTTCATAATTATACAACCGCAAAAGAATTAAAGGCACTGCAAAAGACAGGTATCAAGGTAAATATAGCAACGCCTGCATTAGACTACGAAGCAATTATTGACTCGTGGTATGATTCTTTAGAAAGCTTTGCACCAAAAACAGCTAACTGGTTAAGAGAAAAAACGGACGCTTTATTGGGTAATGCATCGGATAAAGAAAGGGCGTTATTTGCCTATACATACGCTAAAGAACCGGAAGCATTTCCAACAGAGCCATACATGGACAAAGCTACGGTTGACGCTGTATTTTGGAACATTTTGCATAGAATGGGAGTTATTAGCACAACAGAAGATTTCCAAGAATTTTTGCAAGAGCAAGATATTGTTATAGAAAAAGAATAAAAAGAGGTGGGTATAATGCCACGTAAAAAGAATATTACTTTTTGGGCTTGCGATTTTGAGACGACCGTATGGGGTAAAAAAGTAGAGAATGAAAAAGGTAAAAAACAAGACAGTACAGAAGTTTGGTGTGGTGCTGATGTGGCATTATATGACGAATCGGAAACCGTAACAATAACACACTCTATAAGAGATTTTTTAAATAGATTTTTGACAATGAAAGGAAATAATATATTATATTTTCATAATCTTGCTTTTGATGGTTCTTTTATTGTTGATTTTCTTTTAAAAGAGGGTTGGCACTGGGTACACTGTAAAGATAAAGAAATGAAGTCAAAAGATTTTCAAACTTGTATCTCTGATATGGGGTCTTGGTATTGGATTAAATTAAAATGGAACAAAACTTTTTTGGAAATACGGAATTCATTAAAGCTTATGCCCTCTTCATTAAAAAATATCGGAAAATCATTTGGAACAAAGCACCAAAAGCTAGACATGGAATATGAGGGCGAGAGATACGCTTATTGCGATATATCTGAAAACGAGAAAAAGTATATTGAAAATGATGTGTTAGTGTTAAAAGAAGCTCTTGAAATGATGTTTAATGAAAAGCATGATAAATTGACTATAGGGTCATGCTGTTTATCAGAATTTAAAGGATTTTATGATGCTAAACAATATGATAAGTTATTTCCGGACATTAGAGAAGATTATCTCGACGAGTCAATAACAGGTGTATGGAATCAGTGGGACTATATACATAAATCATATCACGGAGGTTGGTGCTACGTCAACCCACGTTACGCGCATATGGTGGTTGGGGAGGGCTTAGTATACGATGTAAACTCTTTGTACCCTTCTATGATGCATAGCATTAGTGGAAATAAATACCCGTTTGGACATGGTGAATATCACAAAGGCGCACCGCCCGATGAACTTATTAATTCTACAAATAAATATTTTTTTATTCGCTTCAATTGTAGATTTCAGTTAAAAGCAGGAGCATTTCCATGGTTACATATTAGATATAGTGCTTTATATAAATCAAATGAAAATTTATACACTTCTAATGTCCGGTATAAAGGTGAATATTATCGATATTACCGCGATATTGACGGACAAATGCATGATACTAATGTCACTCTAACTATGACTTGCACTGACTGGGCGTTGTTCCAAGAAACTTATGATATTTATGATTTGGTTATCTATGATTATATATGGTTCTACGCTAGACAAGGATTTTTTGATGAATACATAGACAAATACGGAGAAGAAAAAAGAACATCAAAAGGTTTTAAAAGACAAAAAGCGAAACTCTTTTTAAATAACCTTTATGGAAAATTTGCCATGTCGGACAACTCTTCGTATAAAGAGCCATATCTTGATGAAGATGGCATTATCAGATTTATTCTGCATGAAGAGCATGATAAGAAAGTTGGATATATTCCTATAGGTAGTGCTATTACTTCTTATGCTATGAACTTTACAATTCGTCACGCTATGGCAAATTATGAACGATTTTGTTACGCTGATACAGATTCGATACATATTATAGGCACAGAAAAAGCAGAAAAGGTTGTAGAACACTCTAGTGATTTTTGTTGTTGGAAATGCGAAAGTACATTTGATTTTGCGTATTATGAAAGACAGAAAACTTATGCAGAGCATATTATTGAAGAGAATCACGTACCTTGTAAACCTTATCTTGATATAAAAGCTTGTGGAATGAGTAGTCAAGCTAAAAGAAAATTTATTGAAGAAGAAAGAGACATATCAGAATTATCCACTGGACTTAGTATGGAGACTTGTAACTTAAAAGCAGAGCGAGTAAAAGGTGGTATTGTATTAAGAAATAAAGACTTCAATATACACGAACAAAAAGATAAAAAAATTATAATATAATACTTGACTATATTTAGACGTTGTGATATTATAATAATGTAATAAATAAAAATATTACATTGCAATTCACATTCACAAAAAAAAGCAGAAAAAAGGAGGAAAAAAAGATGTTTACAAGGACATTAGTGACAGCAGAGGTTTCTGTAGAAAGAATCTACAAAGACAAGGAGACAGGTGTTATCAAGAAAGATTGTTTTGACGAAAAATTGCCAAACTGTAAGACAAGAGACAAAGCGGAAATCTTGATTGAAAAGAAGTACAAAGGAGATATCGTTTCCATTTTGGATATTAAATTAAAATTAGAGAAACGTGTAATGACAGACGAACAGTTCTTACTAAATTCAGATGTCAAGAGCGAAAAAATTGTCACTGAAGCAGAATTGCAGGAAATGAAAAAGGAAGATTAGAAGGAAAAATAGGAGGAAGTTGATATGGTAGAAATTAAAGAAATGAGTAGAGAATTCACAAAGGTAGAGAAATATCTTATGACTACAGCACCCGACATTGAGCCATTAAAAAATATTGATGACGGAGAATCAATTCCGGTTGACGGATATATCATTTTTAATGATGTAAAAGATAACGGGGATGGGCAGGAGATTGTAAGCATTATTACACCAGACAAGAAAGTATATTCCGGACAGTCTGCGACTTTTAGACAGTCTTTGAAAGATATTGAAGGCGTGATGGACGGTGAAAAATTTTCTATCATTAAAATTAGCGGAAAGACAAAAGCAGGACGCGATTATATCAATTGTACATTAGATGTATCAAGTTTATAACATGATGTCGTGAGAATACCATTTTATGTTCTCTTCTTCTAAAGGGGGGGTGGCTGTACGCCACTCCTTTTTTAAAAAATAAATGTTTCACGTGAAACATTAAGGAGGTTTTAAAAATGAAAAATGATGGTTTTTATCATTGTGATAGATTATTGACATTGAAAGATAAAAACGGAAAAATCCCCGATATTTATATTGTTGATGGGAACAGAACAGCAGGTAAAAGTTATTCAATTAAGTGTAGACAAGTCTCTGATTTTTTAAAAGATAAATATAGACCCGAAAATCAATTTATATATTTATATCGAAATGTAGTTGATATGAAAAATTGTGCTGACACGTATTTTGGTGATATATCTGAAAAATTTGACGGGTATGTAATGTCTGAAAAGATTTTGATGAATGGGTCATTAGTACAATTATTTTTAAATGAAGAGCCATGTGGTTATTGTTTAGCTCTATCTGTAGCTAGAAAATATAAAAAAATGCGTGGCTTATTTGTAAATATCCGTTCTGTATTTTTTGATGAATATCAAGACGAAGATAATGTATATTTGCCAAATGAAGTAAATAAGCTTTTATCATTGCTTACAACTATTAGCGCAGGACACGGTAAGCAACATAGAAGAGTTATGTTATATATGGCCTCAAATACCGTCTCATTATTGAACCCTTATTATAGCGTTTTTGGGATTAACAAAATGCTAAAATATAATACTAAAATTTTACGAGGTGATGGTTGGGTATTTGAACGGACTTATAATAAAAATGCTTCAACAGCATATAAGGAAAGCGGTATTGCGCGAGCGTTTCAAGGTGCAAGTTATAACGCATACGCTAGTGAAAATAAATATCTGAATGACAATGATTGTTTAATAGGTAAACCTAGTGGACAATCACGTTATATTTGTACAATTAGATTTAACGAAAAAATGTACAATGTGAGAAGATATGATACCTATATGTATATATCAACAGGAGCAGACGAAAGTTTCCCGACACGTATATGTTTCACGAAAACTGATGTGATAGATAATACGGCTATCCGTGTAAATTCAACACATTATATTGTAACGATGCTACGAGAATATTTTAATAGAGGGTTACTTTTATTTGAAAATTTGGAATGTAAGAACATGATATTTGATGTCATATCTTTTTAATGTTTCACGTGAAACATTGACATTTTAAATTATGTCTGCTATAATTACAATGTACCCAAAATAACACGAGCATTGTAATTGATATACGCGCACATAGACAGGTAGTCTGATATCAATTTTTGGCGTTGCGTTCCCTTTGATTCGATTATTTTGTAACGTACAACATGTTTCACGTGGACAATGTTTCACGTGAAACATTTTTTATTTACAAATTATTCTATTTGTGCTACAATAGAAAAAAAGGAGGTGATATCATGATACAGGAAATCATGACAATGATTAACACATTAGGCGTGCCAACAGCCGTAGCAATTGCTTCTATGTGGTATGTTAAATATCGAGAAGATAAAAATGATGAACGCATAGAGAAGTTGAATGAAGCGCATAAGCAGGAAATGACAGACATAACAGAAGCTTTGAACAACAACACGCTTGCGCTCCAAAGAATATGTGATACATTTGAGCAGAAAAGGGAGGATTAAACATGGCAGTGAAAAAAGCGGTAGACATTTCCTACCACAACGGGGTTATTGATTTTGAACAGTTAAAAAATGCTGTGGACTACGTTATCATTCGTTGCGGTTACGGACAAGATATGACATCACAAGACGATAAACAATGGAATCGAAATGTCGGCGAATGCGAAAGATTAGGGATTCCATATGGAGTATATTTCTATTCCTATGCAAAAACAACAGCAAAAATCGAGGGCGAAATTAGACACTGCCTTAGATTGTTACACGGACACACACCTAGTCTTCCTGTATTTTTTGACAGTGAAGAAAAAGGAACACAAGGTGTAGCAAAGCACAACGCAAAGCGTTTTTGCGATGCGATGCTGACGAACGGTTACAAGGCAGGAATCTACGCTAGTAAATCATGGTTCGAGAATTATATTGGCGAAACATGGGGGTATGATTTATGGATAGCTCGGTACGCGAATGTATTAGGTGTAGATAATGTGGACATATGGCAGTATTCCAGTAACGGGTCTGTTTACGGTATTAATGGAAGATGTGATGTGAATCACGTGTACAAAGACTATGGAGCTTCAAGTGCTAAACCTGTTACACCACAGACACCTACTGTCCACGAAAAGCCAAGAAATGAGCTGATTGCACTAGGGCAACAGCACGCTATTAATTTTACAGGTGTTCAGATTGCTGTAGACGGGATTGCCGGGAGAAACACAAAAAGAATGGCAGTTCGTGTAGTGCAAAGAGCTATGAATGAGGACTACGGTTATACCATTGCAGAGGACGGTATTGTAGGCAAAAAGACAATAGCAAAAGCAGGGAAGCATTATGTGAAACGTGGTGAAACACAATTTCTTGTCACAGCTCTTGAAATCTTGTGTTTATTGCAGGGAAAAGACCCGAACGGTGTCGAGTGTCCAGGAACATTTGGCGGAGGTCTTGCACGTGCTTGTGGCACTGAATTTGTCTACGCAAAAGATATGCTATATATGTTATAATTTTCTATTCACGTGGAACAAAATGTTTCACGTGAAACATTTTAAGGAGGATAGTAAATGCCAAATATCAATGTAGCCTATCAGTGGGCGGTCAATGCGTGCAATGCCCCTAATATTGGTTATTCTCAACAATACCGAAGAGGTCAGACCGTTAACGGTATCACTTATTATGACTGTAGTTCTTTTATTTCAAAAGCATTGACAGAAGCAGGATTTTTCTCAGTGAACCCATGGTTTACTACAAGGACAGAAGAGGGATATTTATTACAGGCAGGTTTTAAAGAAATAAATATTAACGAAGCGTGGCAAGCTGGGGACGTGGTATGGCGTAGCGGTCACACTGAAATGGTGTATCAAGGGGCAGGAGCAGGTAACGGAGGCATTACCATGGGCGCACACAGTGGACGTTATCCGTTGACCGAACAAGTCAGCATTAATACATATATAGCGAAACCGTCAGCTTGGACTAAAATATATCGCTATGGCGATAGTGCAGGAATGACCCTTGAATGGGTTCATGGAAACCGATATCTTACAGAAGATGAAATGAAGAACAACGCTTATGTATTCTATAGCACAATGTTCTTCAAAGATTTCACATTAAATGCAATAGCTGGAATGTTAGGAAACATGGAGATAGAGTCCAATATTAATCCCGAGTTATGGCAGTCGCTAAAAGAGGGGAACTATAACGGTGGTTACGGTCTTGTGCAATGGACTCCGGCAACAGTATATACAGACTGGGCAAATTATCACGGATATGATATCACAGATGGTTACTATCAATGTATTTGGCTAGATGAAGAAACAGTAAGTAGCGGACAGTGGATTGAAACAACGAAATACCCTGTATCGTGGGAAGAGTTCAGAAAGTCCACAAAAGAACCCGATTACCTCGCGTCAGTATTTCTAAAAAACTTCGAACGCGCAGGAGTGGAAAAAGAAGATGATAGGAAAAAGAACGCGCTAAAATGGTACGCGTATTTACAGACGTTATCCCCATATCCAATACACTCACATTCAAGAAAAAGAAAAATGCCACTTTACTTTTTCTTTCCGTGGTGATATAATAGAAATCGTAAAAGGGTTACACTAAATACAAGGAGGTAAAATATTATATGGATTTTAAGGAAGCATTAAACGAAATAATTGATGCCATTGCAGACGTGGAGGAACACGGAGATGCTATTGAGACCTTACAGAATTATGAGGGTGAAAGAAGCGGTGAAACGGACAGCGAATGGAAAGACAAGTATATGAAACTCGAAAGCGAGTACAAAAAGCGTTTTAAAGAGCGTATGAAAGAGTCAGCTACTAATGCAGACGATGAAGAAAAGAAAGATGAAAAAGAAGAAAAAATTACCGTAGAAGATTTGGACTTTAACGGTAAGACAGAATAAGGAGGTGCTATTATAAATGGCAAATGCAACAAATGCAAACATTCTAAAAGCTGTAAAGCAGGAGCTTTCTTTTGAGGTTCAAAATCATTTACCTGTAGAAGTCTCAGACAATTTACAGGATGTCTACGATAACATTCTGAATTTTGCTCCTGTACGGAACGAAATTGTTCCGTCATTAATTAATCGTATCGGTATGCAGACCGTGGACAGTATTGCATGGAGAAACCCGTTAGCACGATTCAAGAAAGAGCCGATGCGTTATGGAGAGACGCACGAGGAGACATACATTAATATGTGTAAAGGACGTGTTTATGATTCACAGGCAGATTTTAAATACGCCTTTCAGCAGTATCAGTCATATATTATGTCTGTATTCCACAATGTAAACCTTGAAATTCAGTACCCAGTTACGGTTACTTACGACAACTTGAGAAAAGCTTTTACGAGCGAGTATGGTATCCGTGATATGATTATGGCAAAAATGGAGAGTGCTATCACAGGCGCGAATTGGGATGAATATCTTGCTATGCGTGATTTAATTAATGTAGGATATGAAAAAGAGGTGCTTCCGGCAGTAACCGTTGACGCGATTGTAGATGAAGCATCGGCTAAAAAATTATTGATTGAGGTTAAAAGAGCGGTCGGAGAGTTTGGTTTTCCGTTGCCGGAAAACAATCCAGCAGGAGCAACTTCTCATGCTTTACCAACTAACCTTATTTGGATTACAACGCCCGAAGTAAATGCTCAGATTAGCGTTGATGCTTTAGCGTATGCATTCCACATGGATAAAGCAGACGTAGCAGTTCAGACCGTTATTGTAGACAAATTCGCTAACAGTGCTATACAGGGCGTTCTTTGTGATGTGCGATTCTTTAACGTGCGTGACCAGTTCAAAGAAATGAGCGACCAGCGACTTCCTAATGTCTTATCTTGGAACTACTTTTATACACAGGTGGAAATGGTAAGCGCAAGTCCGTTCTACCCGATTCGTGTATTTACAACAGATACGGTTGTTGATGAACCGACATTAAGTGTCACAGATGGAACTTACACAGCCGGACAGACACAGGAAGTAGAAGTAACGGTAACAGGTGGAACAGGTACATATCATCAGAATTTAGTAACACTGGAAGTTGACAGTGGTGCTACTTCTGCTAAAACATATGTAATTCCCGGAACGCATCTCTTACACACAGGAGCGGACGAGACAGGAACTATCGTATTGAAAGCGATTTACAGACCAAATGAAACTATCACAAAAACAGCAAATTTTACAAAAGAGTAAATTTAACGGAGGTATTTATCTATGATAAATTTACCAACACAAGGAGGGGTTACACCGCGTAACCCCGAGACAAAATTAAGATTGTATAGCGGTGTGCCATGGTCTGACGAATATGAACACGTTAGACTGTACAACTCGAAAGAAGATTTGCTAAATCATTTAGAGTTATATCGTAAATATATTAACGGTGTCGATTTGTCACATCTTGCGCCGATAAGGGTAGGAAACTATGATATCCGCGTACCGTTCACAGAGATGAAAGCACTCAATCTCAATTATTTAGCTTTTCAGAATAGTGGAATATCTAACGAATGGGTATTTTGCTTCATTGATTCGATTGAGTGGTTATCAGAAAAAACAACTAGAATTAACTTCTCATTGGACGTTTTTCAGAACAACTTTTATGATGCAAATATTAAGCCATGCTTTGTTGAGTATCATCACATTCCAAGGAGTAAAGACGAGATAGGAGGAAACCTAACACCAGTAAATATTGAAACAGGCGAAACAATTGTATCGAGACATAAAAAATTAGACTTGACACCGACAGAGTGTTGCGCTTTTGTCACAAGAGGGTCAACGGAACAGAGTTGGTTTGAGGGCAGAGTCGAAAATGGTGTATATTGTTGGGGTAGTATTGGACATTATGATATCACCAGTGACGATGGACTAAAAGGGATAAACGCGTTATTACAAGATTATAACAACCAAGGAGCGCAAGATGCTGTCATAGGGTTATTCATGTCCCCAAAATTATGTACACTTGCTTTAGGAGGAAAAGAGATAAAACCTAAAATAACAAGTATGCAGATATCTAATAATGTGTTCGAGGGGTATAAGCCAAAAAATAAAAAGCTATATTCTTATCCATGGTTATTTTGCTTGGCTGATAATAACCAAGGCAACACACATATCTATAGATACGAATACAGTTATAATCGAGATAAGTCTCTTGAGTTTGACAGCTATGGAACGATTGCAACACTTCCACAGGTTCTCACAGCACCTAAAAATTATAAGACACGTGAAAAGTTAGAACACGGTTTGATGAACGAAGCGTTGATTAACTCTGCATTTCCTATGTGTTCCTTTTCATCTGACACGTACCGAGCATGGCTAGCACAAAATAAAAGCTCTATCGCTCTATCGCAAGTACACACTGCCGTAGATGCTACCATAGGAACAGGCACAGCAATAGCAGGTTTGGCTGGTGGCAGTTTACAGGGAGGGATTAACGGTCTAGGTAAAACATCAAACGCTTTTTGGGACGCTCTTGGTATGTTAGCCAATCAGACAGACAGAGCGAGAAACGCTGGTGTGACACATGGTAAAGCATTATCAGAAAATGTGCTGACAGGAATTAAAGAGTGTGGAATTGATTTTTACGAAATGTCATGCAAAAGGCAATTTGCAGAAATGGCAGATAGTTTTTTCGAACAATTTGGATATCCGATTAATAAAATAACAATGCCTTATTTGCATTCCCGTTCAGATTGGAACTATGTAAAAACGTCTCACTGTGGTTTTACTGGTGACATTGACTTAGACCAGTTGAAAAAATTGAGAAATATATTTGACAATGGTGTTACTTTGTGGCATACTGATGATATAGGAAATTATAGTTTATCCAACGACTAATGGGGGGGGTGAGTATAAATGAGGAATCCGTTAAGGGTTTTTGAGAAAAATATCAACAAAAAGAAATGCAGTGATTTTGAAACAATTAAATCTATATTCTTTTATGATATTTTCGATATATTTGTAAATAGATATACATGGAAAAATCTGCCGGAAGAAATTTTGCCTATGTATATTGAGCAAACTCTTTTTTGGAATGGGCTTGGTGTATTCATCAAAGATGATATCGCAGGATACGCTTTTATGAAAGTTGCATTATCCGGCTTACCGGATATTTATAATATCCCTCAAGATAGAATTGCGTACACAGCTAACGGTTATATAGAGGAATACGGAAAAGAAAATAGTTGTATATTATGGAATAACTACTCGACTATGCCGTATTACTATAAGGCATTAATGTATGCCGAAGCTATGGCTAATACTTGGAAAACAAAAGGTATTAATATGTATGCACAACGTACACCTGTTGCTCTTTCTTCTTCAGACAATGAAAAATTAAGCTTTGAAGTATTAGGTGAGGAGTACGACAACTATTTACCTATTATAAAACTTTCCGACTCATTGAACTTGAAAGATATCAAAGCACTGAACATGGGCGCACCTTATATTGTGGATAAATGTGAACATGAATTGAGGGACTTATGGTCACAGGTATTAACATCGTTAGGCTATGAAAGCAATCCAGTAGAAAAAAGTGAAAGACTTGTGACAGGTGAGACAGCCGGAAACAACGGGCAGATTGAAGCCAACAGAAACGTTGGTCTGTCATTAAGAAGAAGATGTGCGAGAACTATCAATGAATTATGGTGTCTGAATGTGACAGTTGACTTTAACAGTGAATTGCCTACCATGATGAACGGATATATACCAGACAAGTATATGCAAAAAGGGAAAGAGGGTGACGAAATTGAGTAAATACACAACAACAGTTAAAGACATTTGTGAAAGCTTTATTCCGTCACAAGAACTATGGAGCATGGACTTATCCGTGCAAAGAATTGTTGATAAAACACAGGATAAATTTTTTGACTTTGATTTCCCGTTTTATTCAAAGGATAGAAAAGACTTGTATACTTTTAAAACATATTTTTTACTTAGATACTGGAATAATTATATAGGTTTTGAAACACTGGGTATGTGGAAAACAGCTTTTATGGCAAAAATGTATGAATTGACTCCATATTACACTAAATTGTATAACGCAATACAAAAAGATAACCCTTTTACAAATATAAATGTAACATTCACAGAAGCAGAAAAAGGAAACGAAAAAACAACAACTAACTCAACAGATGCAGGACAAAGCGAAGTAAAAAACAATCAAAATTACCAAAATATTGATAGTGATAACCCACAAGTTACCGTAGCTACACAGGATTATGCAAATGCTATGAGTAGAGGAGAAACAATTAATAATACTACGACAACAGCAACAAATAATCATGCAGGAAATGACAACAAGGACAGCAAAAGAGACAGAGAAACAAAAGAGATAGGATTAAGAGGTAAATCAACAAGCGAAGCTATAGAAGAATATCGAAAGCAAATACAGAATATCAATCGAGAACTTGTAGAAGCTTGTCGCGATTTGTTTATGAAAGTTTGGTAAAAGGAGGTGAAATATATGGCAGAAGAATTAAAGTATTTAGTTCCTTTACTTTGTTGCGATATACCTAGCGTATATAGCAATAAACAGAGTTATTATGAATGCCTATGCTATATCGGCTATAAAGTTAACGAATGCATTAACGCAATCAACGGTTTTACAGATGCTTATAAGCAGTACACAAATGAAAAGGTTGAAGCATTAAAAATATATATTGACAATCTTAACGCTGATATATATAAGCATATCACAGAAGTAGAAAAAAATATCCGACAGGATATGAACGCTAAAGACACGGAACTCGATGAAAAAATAAATAAGGTTCAAACAGATTTACTTGAGAAAGTAAACACGCTTAATATTATTATTTATAAGCTAAATGCAGAAACAAGAGAATATATTGACAGTGAAGTCACAAAGCTCTATGAATACATCAAACTTTATGTTCCTAATAATATAAAAGTGCTTAACCCTGTAAAGGGTTATTATACTAGCTTAAATCAAGCGTTAAGTGATATGTATGACAATCTTAGATATTATGCTTTAACTTGCAATGAATTTGATGCATTAAATTTAACTTGTTCAGAGTTTGACGGATTATTACTTAGTTGTACAGAGTTTGACTTGTACGGTGCAAAAAGGTTCCGAGTCGACAGCAATTTATATATGCATAACCCCTTTACAGGTGAGTATGTTTTTTATAAAGATGTTATATATCAGCTTGCAGAGTTACACTTTAATAACCCTATCACAGCTAGAGAGTTTGACGATTTATTATTGACAGTAGCAGAATTTGAAGCTAAAGCTTTAAGTGCTTACACATTTGACAGCAACGCTAAAACAGCGTTACAATTATAAATTAAGGAGGACAAAAAATTATGAGTTCAACGAACAAAACAACTTATTATGATTTAAGCCAGTATATAGGTACTGACAAACCGACATATTTAGGTGATTATAATTCTGATATGTCAAAAATTGATGGAGCTATTCACGGTGTGCAGGAAACAGCTACAACAGCTAATCAGACCGCAGGCAGTGCAGACGCTAAAGTTACACAGGTAACAGAAAACGTAGAAGCTTTAAAAGGTAGAGTCGGCGTGCTTGAAGGAAATGTATCTAATTTACAGGAAAAAGACACTGCACAGGACAGCGAAATAAATAGTGCTAAACAGAAAGCAGAGAGCGCAAACACGACGGCTAATAATGCGTTGCAGTCTGCTAATACCGCAAACACTAAGGTTGATAGCGCAAAATTTAACGGGTGGAAAACTCTTACAAATGCGCACAGCAATATATTTGTTGATAATGCTAAAATAATGTTTAATAGGCAGTTAAATTTATTAGCGTTTGACATTAACTTAACTACAGTGACTGGCTTAACAGAATCAGATATTGCTTTTAGATTGCCTGTTGACATTCCAAAACCAAATAAAACAGTTCGAATAAGAAGTTGTTGTCTTGACTTATTAAATGATACAAGTTCGGGATTCGATAAAATTGCCATTAGAGATATCGTTATTGACACAGATGGATATCTTCATATAGCAATCGAAGGAAATAGCAGACTGTATTGCTCAGGTGTATTTGCTGTAGATGCGTGGTAAAAAATAAATATTTAAAACAGAAATATAACCCATCGTTATAGGTGGGTTATATTTTTTCGTGCTTTTTTAATCAAATGGGGGACGTGTTCTCATTGGGAATAACGTAAGCCCTCT